CGAGCTAGCAGGTGTGCCTCCTCCGCCGCCAACTTGTCGAACAGCGCCGACCAGTCCTGTGCCAGCTACGAGCATCGTGAGCATGACATAATTGAGGTTGTCGAACGCGCCAGTGCCAAAGTAGATGTAGCTCTTGCCGGCAGTGGCAACGACGATCATGTCTGTCATGGAGGCTGGGATAGACGGGACGTCAAGAGTCTGGCCAATGACGTTTGTGAAGTCTAAAGGATCAGCAGCGCCGCCAGCAGATGATGGATCGTTGAGCACAAGACCTGCTGAAATGCCGGACAGGCTCGTCGACTGCTCAAGGGTCGCATTGAAGAATCTGAACGTGTACTCGGCGAAGACCTGGAAGTTGGGCGAGACGGACTGTCCCGTTCCAGCTGCGAAGAATGACTGCGGCGGCTCGTTGAGAATAAGCCAGTACTTGCCTTTTGCCACAGAGCGTGAGCCGCTATCATTGGCGGGTTGTGTCCAGTACTTCGAAACCGGCTTGGCGCGATTCAGCTTGTTGAATGTGACACGGCCTCCGTCTGCAAACGTCTGCGTCTCTCCGCCCTGGCCAGTGAGACGTTGCACTGCCGCAATGGTCCCAACTGGTAGCTGGTCTGTCACGTCCGCATCAATCCCGTGTGTAAAGGTGCCCGCAATGGTCGTCGCGCCGAGGGCGTTGACGATGAAATGGATACTACAATCCCACATCTCAAACTTGGCGGCCTCGTAGTTCAGATACTCGGCAACGATGCTTTGACTCCCATTGATCGGCACGCCTGATGGGTTAACGGCAGCCGAGTACAGCACTGAGCCGGGCTGGTTTGAGGTCACTTGCCCGGAGAAGAGCAGGTCGGTTCGCGAGAACACTACGCCTTGCGCGCTGGGGGCGCGAACGCGTGGCCCAGGTCTTGGGCCACCGCCTGATTTGGCCTTCTTCTTGCTGCCCTTGCGCGAGCGCTTGCCCTTGGTGCTCTTGCGGCGCTTCTTGCTGGGCATCTTCTTGCGCTTTCGGCCTTTGCTGCTTCGAGATTTAGGTGGCCCGGGGTTGGGATGGATTGCCATCCCAGCTGAAGTTAGTGTAACCGGGTCGCCTGACGCAATGGTCCTTCCTCCCCCCTGCGCAGCTGGTGCAGGGTTCGGGGTGCTTTGGCCGCGAAGGTGAGACACCCTCGGCGGCCTGAGCTTGTTCTGCCACGGATACGTCTGTCGGTCCGGTGGCGGCTTCGACGCACCTGAGATGGCGTGGAAGCCC